ATACCATTTACGTGGTTTTTTAATATAGATATTTTTGTTCTAGTTGCATAAGAAATAGTTCTTCCATTTTTGGTTGCGGTAATATGACTCACTCCGGAACTTTTTTGGTTACCAAATAAAAATACTAAAGATGATGATAAAAATAATGCTTGACCACCTTTAGGTTGAATAGTTGGTTGTCCAAAAGCATTTTCGGGAAGTTGAACCCAAGGTTGCACAATAACTATCATTGTATTTATATACGGATAATCTTCCTTTTTTGATTTTGATATTCTTGAATGAATACCTCTTCCAATTTTATCTGCCAAAACTCTAGCGTCGTGCATTGAGCCTCCCCCGCCATCAAAAGTCATCTTACACGGAATACTTCCAATTGAATCAATGAAAAATGCCAAGTCATATGGTAAATCTCCCTTTTCTTGAGCATCTAACAAATCATTTATATAATCAGTAATCTGTTCAATATAATCAAAAGAGTCGTTAAATAAGAAATCACCATCCCAAACTCCATCAGCATTTTGTTCGGCCTGTAATCCTAACTCAACACTATGTTCAAAACTCCATTTTTTTTCCGTTATAATAAACACCGGTAAATGACCTTTTTTCTGAGCATCGGCCGCGGCTAATATCATTGCCGTGGTCTTAGAAGTGTTACTGTGCCCCAAAAACATGTTAATCCCACCCATTACAGGTCCCGGTAATCCAACCGCATCCATAAACGCTTCTCCGCAGTTATAGAAATTTTCGGGTTTATATTTTGTTTTTGTGGAGAATTTTTGTTTAATATCCTCCATCGAAAATTTTGTTTTCTTAATTGCCATAATTATACTTGTAAAATTCTTTTAAGGTTTTTAATTTATCGTTAGCGTTTGAGATTTGTTCAATAAGGTTATCCATTTCTCCTAAATGTTGTGGATGTTCACCAATACCAACAGGGTTCTCCATATACACCATTAAAGTGGCTTCAGCTTCACTCATTTGACTCTCATATTTTTTAATGAGTGCCTCATATAATTTTTCTCGAATTTTCATAAGTTTGTTTTTAAATCAAAAAACATTCTCAAGGACAAAATGTCTTTGAGAATGTCTTCGATGAGTTATTAAAATGGTAAATCACCATCGACCACATCATTTACTTGAGGGTCAACGATTGTTGTTTTTGTTTCTGTTTTTTTAGAACCACCCATAGTTGTGGTAGATTCTGCGTCATTGGTATAAACATATCCACCTTTATCACTATCCCATTTTGGAGTTTCTCCACGAGCGATAGCTTCAAGATATTCAACAGGTTTTTTTGAATAAACATCCAACCAAGTCAATTCATCATTAATCCAAGTATCTCCTTGAGTTTTTTCTTCATGAACCGGAGTCGGGTCATCATACATAATCGTCGACACACTTGTATATTCTTTACCTGCCGGTGTTTTAGACTTTGATAACTCAACGATAAGGTCACGACCTTTTTCAGGGTCTGTGATGTCTCCTTTGTTTCTCCAAATAGGAATAATCTTATCCAAGATACCATCATTTTTATAGTTATGTTTGAATCTCCAAAATTTTGGTCCATCCGATTCATTATCTCTATCGATAACTTTAACGATGTAAAATTTACGAGATTTATATTGTTTTGCTAATTCTTTGTCAGACTCTTTGCCCGTAGACATCAACTCCTCATAAACTTCGTTTAATGGAGAACGCTCATTGTCATTCTTTCCCGGGTCATAGAATTTTTGCCATTGTCCACCCACTTGGATTTCGTGATACCAAGCTTCTTTAAATGGTGAACTACCATCTTGTGTTGGTAGGATACGAACTCTTCGTTGTCCTGATTTTTCTTTTTCCCCAAGAATAAGAGCGAAATACTTTTTCATTCTTTCATCTTGAGACATTTTACCTTGGGCCCCGCCCCCTGCTTGTTGTGCTTTTTCGTACTGTGCCAATACGGCGTCTAATGAACTCATCATGTGTTTTATGTTTTAAATTTATAAATAATTAATTAATGATAATTGAAATTATCAACTTTGTCAAATAAAAAAAACCACCTTTTGGGTGGTTTTCTCATTTATTTTTTTTCTCTTTATCTATATTTTAAATCGTCTTTAAATCCTCCACCTCGGAATGAATTTTTTATATCATTCACATTTATGTCGGTAACATCATCTGAAGTTAAAACATAATCATTTTTTCCTGTTTTTTCCATCTCTTCTTGTTTGTCATCAAAAAATTGTGATAATTTTTGATTAAAAGGGTATGAATCATAACTTCTCAATTCCAATTTTTCTTGAGGAGTTTTCTCTCTATACTTCTCTATTTTGTTTTCAAGTGAATTAAGTTTAGTCATAATGGTATCCATCTCACCTAGTTTTTGTTCTAAGGTATTTAATTGATTGAATAGGTTTTCAAAATAATCGTCTTGTTTGGTTTGGATATTTTTTTGAGCGTCAACCAATTCGGTAATGTCAAGTTCTTCAGTACCAGAAGATCCCTCTTCAGTTTTACCTTGATTATCAATTTTTTCAACATCTGGGTCAGATTCAACATCGATTGGTTCAGGAGTTACTTCCGCTTCGGGTGCCGGTGGTGTTGTTTCTGCTCCGAGCGCCGGTGCAGTTTCAGCTCCAGGTAATGGTGCGGTTAAATCATCAATCGCATCCTGTTCTGAGATATAGTTATTAATACTTCTATATCTTTGAATTTCTTCTAATATTTTTTTATCTAAACTCATTTAATTAACCGTTTAATAATTGTTTAATTCCTCTTGAAGTTTCAACTCTAACTCTTCTGTTAGCAGTTGTTTGATGTCCCGCTCTTTCGATAAGTCCGTCTCTTTCTCTAACCACATAACAATCACCAGTATCTAAGTCACAAACTTGTTTGGTTCCATCACCATTATCTTCTTCAGAGTATCTAACTGATTTTCCAAGATAGTTGTCTAATGCCGTTTTTAAATTCATATAATTATTTTATATATAAATATACAACAAAACTAAATAAGTTAACTTGTTATAACCGTAAATGAGAATGTTTGTGAAATATCTCTAATAACATCATTAGGATTATTGGTAACATTGTAAATTACATTTCTGTCGAGAGGTTCTGCAACTAAAGTAATTTTACTTTGAATTTTAGTGTTTTTATTTACATCAATAACATAACTAACTCGTTCACTAATCGCACCTTGTATATCAACATCGGTAATTGAGAAACTTTGTCTATTTCCACTCACATTATTTTCAAACTCTTTTTCAAATGTCCCTTGTCCAATTTTCTCATCCACAATTGTATTGTTAGGTCCAACAACAGGTTTAGTTGCGGTCCATGTCCATTCAACATATTCAGGTAAAATATTCCATTGACCTGAGACAGGGTTGATAGTAATTACCATATTGGTGTTCCCGCCTGTTGTTTGATTAGTCGTTGTATTTGCAGTTAATACAACTATTTGAGGTTGGGTATTAACATTAGGTGGTAATCCCGGTGGTGTTATTGGTGTTGATGGTGTTAATTGTTGGGGGTTATATGTGAACGCGCTGAGACTTATCCCATCACCTTTTAATCCTCTAACTATTATTGAGTCTTGTTGAGGAATCGAGGTATTACTAAAAGGAACAATAACACTAATATTAAATTTATTAATAATTGTTATATTATTTGTTGTCGTCACATTGTTAATTGTGACTGCGGTAACTTGGTCTAAATTATCACCAACAATAGTTAAAATAGTCCCACTAATACCAGTTAATGGTGAAAATGTGTTTATCGTTGGGGGTGGACAAGTAACGGTAACACTAGTTGTATTTAAATTATTTGTTGAATTCGTTATACCCTTTTTTTCGTTCTCAATTGATTTTAATTGATTTTTATTAGTTTTGTTTAATTCTTTTGATATGTTCACAGGTAGTTTGACATCTGGAACGGATTTAAACGCCTTATCGAATGTTGCCGCCAATTCTTTGTATTGACTTAAATTGTTAGTGAAATATTCTTGCGAAACTCCTGTAGGTACTGGCCATTCACAAACATAATAATTAGTAATTCCATATTCCAAGAATTCATCGGTAAATCTCTCAAGATTACGTGTTAACCTTGAAATCATAAATTGTAAGAATTTGGTTATTGTGTCGAATGTTGCGATTGGTTGTGATGTTTTTTCCGGAGTTAAATTAGAGATATTAAGACACGAATATTTATTTTTTGTAAAGTAAAAAACACTTTCTCCGTAATCATTGGTGGTTAGTGTAATATTTGCAAAGTTATTATTATACCCATTAAATTTACCTGACTCAAATGTTTTTACATAACATATCATGTAAATTATAACTTGTAAATATCCATTATTTGTTTCTTTTTTAATTTCAGTCACAAATTGTTCCGGTGTAAGACTAGTTAACACTGAAGTTTGAGCGTCACCATAAAACACAAAATCACTTGATAAATTATTAGTACATGAATTAGGATTTGCCTTAGTATTATTACCAGATTGAGTAATAAGTTTTGATGAGTCCACATCTGTTATTGCCTTCCCGGTGATATTATCTTTAGAGTTCTTGATGATACTTTCAACATTTGTTAATAGATTCTGATTAATACTTTGTAAGTAATTATCAATTGAAGGTAAATTATATATACTTTGTCTAGTCCCCGTGAATGTGGTTTCAAAATTTCCCTGAGTAATTGTATGATTAACTTCGGTAATAAAATACGGACCATGAAACATTGGAACATTTCTTAGATTGAAATACATTGCAGGTTGTAATAATGCATTTCCGAGACATTGAACCGTACATTGGTAACTTCTATTTTTATAAAAATTATATAATCCATTATTTTGTGTTGTAACATTTCTACCTGAAGCTTGGTCAACCATATTTA